CAACGTTTCTGGCCTAACAATAGGCTCTGATTACTACGTCCAAGCTGACGGCACTCTCTCAACTACAACGTCCACCGTCCCTGCGGGCAGGGCTTTATCAACAACTTCAATCCTATTGGAAGGATAAATATGAAAACTATTATTTGTGAAATGAACTGCTCTAAGTACCTGTTTGCTGACGACAAGCAGATTAACATCACAGACACTCACATCGAAGTTGGCGACCCTGCTAACTTGGACTTCATCATTGGCGACCTTAACTCTGGCAACGCTACACTGATCGAAGGCGTAACTGAGCCAGAAGATTGGTACGGTTGTAAGTACAACTACGTCAATGACGCATGGGAGTTATGCCCTGATTGGGTTGATCCGCGCTTGGAAGGATAAATGAGCCTTATTGATTACGCCAAGACAGACCGCCAACGCGAGGCTATAAAGGCTTGGGAAGACTGCGGTGAAGTAGTTGCGAAAGCGGCGGGTGTCTTGGGTATTTCTCCGTCTACACTGCGCGACCACATTGGTGCGGTTAAAAACTACGCCGCCAGTGCGGGTTACTCAAGCAACTGGGATGCGCGGCGGCACGTCCCAGAAGGCGAGATAGTCATCGGTCGCAGTATCTACACGACCACGGATGAAGGTGAGAAAGCGTGGTTAAAGACTAAGCGCACTATGACCGAAGCAGAGCGAGACAAGGCTCTGCAAGGTTTTGTTGACGGTCTAACCAAAGGTCTTTCTCAGTACAAGCCAAAGGCTAAGCCAAAGCAGAAGAAGTTTGACTCTAATCTTTTGCCCAGCATCGTCATTGGCGATGGGCATTTCGGCATGAGGGCTGATGCTCGTGAGACTAAGGAGCAGGACTACGATACTAAGATAGCAGCTAAGTCTCATCTTGATGCTATAGACTATTTGGTAGATGTTTCAACTGCGTCAGAGCATTCCCTGTTAGTAAACGTCGGCGATTTTATACACGCTAACGGCTCAGCAGGAACTACCTTTGGTGGCACTCGGTTAGACGTAGACACTAGAATTGAAGTCGTATTAGAAACAGCAGCTCAGACGTTTATATTCGCTATTGAGAAAATGCTATCAAAGCATAAGAACGTCAGCGTAATAATGGCTCGTGGTAACCACGACTCGGATACAGCCATCGCTCTTGCTCTGATACTGAAGTTTTACTACGCAAAAGAGCCAAGGGTAACGATCCTAGACCCTCACGGATTCTTTCACACTCTGCAATTTGGAGCGACTTTGATTGCTGTACACCACGGCGACAAAGTTAAAGCCAATAAACTGGCAGCTATTTTGCCAAGGATGTTACCGGATCAATGGTCGTCTACTAACTACCGCAAGTGGTTGGTGGGACATATCCATCATCAGAACGCGATAGAGACGGATAATGGTGTTTTCGTGGAATCGTTCGGGACGTTGGCTTTTCCAGACTCATACCACGCAAGTCACGGCTATTCCGCATCTAGCGTAATGACACAGATTACTTTTCATCGTGATGGAGGAGAGGCGCTTCGTCACGTTTACCAAATCAGGGCTTCGCGTAAAGTCCCTGACCTGACTTTATAGGTGTAGTATGGAAGACCGATTGAGCCGAGTAGAGAAGAAGATTGACACACTCCAAGAAGCTATTGTGTCATTGGCGCGTGTTGAAGAAAGGCTTGTCACGGTGTTTAATCGGCAGTCCCATATAGAGACCAAGGTAGACGCGATGGATGAGAAGGTAGATAGATTATCCGAAAGCGTCATTAAAGGTAAATCAGCCGAGAGAATAGTCTGGTTAGTCGTAGCAGCCGCAATCGGCGCAGCGGTAAGGTATATCGGATGACCACCATTGAGTTTCCAGATGTACGGAATGACCGTTTGACTGAGGAAGCCCTTGATAAGCTCGGAGAGTGGGTTGAACACTATATTGAGTTAGGTGTGAATCAAATCACTATCATCGGCTTGTTAGACATCTACAAAGCCTCTATCTCATATAATTTATTGGAAGACGCAGAAGATGATTAAGAAGGCAAAAGCGGCGTTTACGCTCTTACAGAAAGGCAAGGCAGTATCAGACCCAGCTAAGTGGAAAAGCCGTCAAATCACCGCTACGGCACTCACAGGGGTATTCTGGGCGGCTATTCAGGCAGCAGAGGCATTTGGTTATGCAATACCAGTGGATGAAGCTACCGTGGATGCTGTGGCTGTTGGGACTCTTGCTCTTGTTAACTGGGTGTTCACACTATCAACATCTGAAAAAGTCGGGATGTAGCTTAGGCTTAAAGCCTGTTATAGTTAATCCGCATTGGGTTAATGTGATACCTAATGTCTGGGGAATTGAAGCAATTTTACTAACTGCGGAGTGTAAAATATGAATATACTAACTTATCTGAACTGGGTTAGAAAACTGTGGAGTACGGTTGTCGAAATAGTGAAATTGATTGAGGAAACTATTCCAGATGACGGAGCAGGCAAAGAGAAACTTATTGCTTTTGATATCATGCTTAAAGCGGCTCTTGAAAAAGCTGACGATATTGATGAATCTTTCGATAAGTTACAGCCTGTGGCTCATGATATTGTTGCTGCTGCTGTTACTCTCTTCAATGCCACGGGATTATTCAAGAAATCTTAATATGAATCGTTTGCAAAAGCTGTTAATTAAACATGAAGGTTTTGTTAATAAGACTTATGAAATAGGCGGTCTTATGCACATTGGGGTTGGCAGAAACCTTGATGACATGGGTTTATCTGACGATGAAGTTTTATATCTTTTAGATAACGATATAGCCAGATGTGATAAAGAGCTTTTGCATAACTTCAAATGGTATGCTGATTTAAGCCGCGCTAGACAAGATGCCATGATTAATTTGTGTTTTAACTTAGGCACTCCACGCTTGATGACGTTTAGCAAAGCTCTTGCTGCTATGGAATCTAAAGACTACCAAGAAGCAGCAATTCAGTTTCTTGATAGTCTTTGGGCAAAACAAGTAGGGCCGAATAGGTCAAATGACCTTGCCTATATGATTCGTACAGGCAAATATATTACAGAGTGACGTTTTCTAGCTTAACGAGTTCGGACTCTATGATGAAGTCGCAGAACTGCTTAATCTTTCTCAGATCGTCTATCCCGCCCTTGTCTCTCCATCTGGTTGCGTACTTCACGATACAACCCTCAGCGAAGGGCAATTGATTAACCATAATGTATTCAATAGGCTGAATCTTCATCTTTTGGTAATGGTCGCCAGCTACTTGGTAATCTGTTGATTTCAATGTAAATCTCCTCCATCGTTGTCGTACAGAAAGTCAAACTTCTCTTCTAATCCTTGCTCTTCAAGGAACTCACTATGATCCATAAGCATTGCCATCATGGTTGCTATGCACCGTTTAGGGCCGTCCTCAAGGTCATAAAACTCTGACTCTAAGAATTCTGTCATCTCTGCTGGGGACATAGCCATTACATATTCAGGCATTTTTGAGCCTCTTTATTGTAAGTCTTTTCCATAGCTCTTCAATTGGTCGCAACTGGCTTTGCTCTAAAGTGAAACCACCTTTACCTAAAGGCTGTGATAGCTCAGCAAATTGCTTGAGAGTAGACCAGCCAACCAGCTTAAACGTGTTGTCATTTACTTTAACCACTAAGACACCTATTGTTGCTTTGAATGCCTTTAGGCTTCTGAATAACAGCTTATAGTTAGGTTTGGAGGCTGTCTTAACATCAATGGTTGTTTCTTGAATTATGTAATCTACGCCACCGTCGGAGCCGAGGTTATCCTTCGGATCTTCCAGATCAAACACTTTAGCAAACACTAACTCACCTTGAGCGCCTAACAGCTCCACGTTCATCTCAGAGGTGTCTATTCTCAACTGAGTCAATCCCAACTCACGAGAGGTAGAGTATCTGGACATAGCTACCTCCCTGCAAAGGGCTTGTTCGTCTTCTGACAAGGTGACTTCTATCATCTTAAACGATTCTCATGGTATTTGATTAGCTCGTTAAACTCCTCAAGCATCTCTTCGTAGTCTGCTTTGTAGAGCTTAATGGGGTCAGACTTGGTAGCAATCATTTCATCCACAAAGTCCCTGCCGTACATATCCTCCATCCAAAGGGTGTACTGCTGAGCGGCTGAGCCGTACCTCATTCCCCACATATTACAAGAGGCACACTGAGGGTGGACGTTTTCTGTCTTTAACGCCCAGTAACTAGATGAGCCTTTGGCTAAGAAATGCCCACCTTGTAAAGCTGAGTAGTGCTTAACCGTCCCACAAGACACACAAGCGCAATTACCATCATCATCTGCTGCGGCTAGTCTGCATAACCGCTGGATGGCTTTGAGGCACTCCTGACGTAAGACTTTGCTAGATTTGACTTTAGGTTTGCGCTTCATAATCTGTACGGTCTTCCAGTTTGCAGGGAGTTAATTACCCGAATGGCTCTTAGTCTAGTCTTGCTATCCATATTCTTCATTCGGCTTTCTAACAACTTGATGCTGAATAGCTTACTATTCACTGGATAAATCATAGATAAGAACTTCAATTCATCGCTTATCTGATAGACATTTCTTGCCTCAGTGTCGCCTGTTTGCTTCGCCATTGCTCAAATCTCATATTCATTACTTGAATCTTATGCCGCAACAACACTGCTTTTTCTATTGCGACTTTTAATCCTTCCAATAACTCAAGGTACTCAGGATGAGAGTACGCATATCTTTCTTGTTTGGCAATCGGCATAGAATGCTCTGATCGTTCTGCTTCTGCCATAAGAATCGCTTTTTTGGACTTGCGGAACTCCATAAGATACTGGCGTTCAGCTTCAGCTTGGGCAAACTCTTGAGTAACTCTCTCAAGGTCTGCGAGTGTATTTCCTTCGCTCAAATTCATTCTCCACATAAAGTCGCACACGTTCTTGGTAGTCAGGAGGCACTTTAGATAAAGCCTCCCTCCTTTCTTCTCTGGTCTTTAGCGCCAGTATTTCTGCTGCGTAGTGTCTTGGCTTCATAGATAAGTGCCGTTTATATACTCCATCACTAAAGAGATATCCTCAACATCATCGTATTTACAGACACCAAACCCTTTATCATCAAAGACTATGACGTAAGGGATATGCTCTGAATCAGCACAGAACACAGCCTCTTCAATCGCGTCTGCTGCGGTGTCAAAAACTATCATAATCCTTTCGCCACAAATTCTAGTTCATCAACGCCTAACTCATTAGACATCTTGGTAACCAGAGATAAACTAGCATCTTTCTGGTATCTCCATCTGGAAACTTGCTGCTTATGAACAGCAAAGCGCTTCGCCAGTTCTATTGACGTTACGCCTTGCTCCTCTTGGGCAGCTCTAAGTGCTTTCCCAAAATCAATCATAAGTACCTCAGAAGGGAAGATCCGAATCAAAGTCATCTTCAGGAGACGCTACAGCGGCAACTTTCGGCTTCTCATCTTTAAGTGTAAACGAAAGACTTACCAGCGGCTTTTTACCGCCTTCCTTAGAAGTCCACGCAGATACCCAGTAGTCAACGCCATTTATCTCTGCACTACCTTTCAGGGCTGGGTGCTTTTCAGTGGTCTGATTGTCGTTCTTCCACAATGCGCCACGGTTGTTGTTATCGTAATCAGTCATTCTCTTTCCTCAATCGTTCAGTTTCAGATTTAATAATATCAGCAGTTTCTATGAGTAGAGGTTCTGCCAGTTCCAAGAGCTTATTATCGCGTTTAACCTCAATAATAAGCGGTTTCATCTCAGGGTGAAAAGACATGAAGAAATACCTCTCCAAGCCCAAGACAAGCATTGTCCCATGTACCTGTTGGACGTAGGTACTGGGGAGTTTGTTAGCGCGTAGATATGCGCAGTGTGTAGCAGGAAGTGGGCATTTTATTTCAATGCCGGTGTCATCAAATAGGCCGTCAGAACTACAGCCTATCTCATGATCTTTCATCTTAATTAAACCAACCTCATGCACCTCAACGCCCATGATGACCTCAAACATTGCTCTGGCTTGAGGTTCTAACTCGTTGCCACGTTCCATTGCAGAAGACTTAAATGTCTCCGTGGGTGCGTTAGTTAGTTTTTCAGCTATTAACTGATTAATAAGACCCTCACGGCTAGTAGATAACTTACCAGCCGTGGTGAAGACCTTAGAGAAGTTACTTGCTGTTACGACTCCAACTCTGGATTGCAGCCATTCTTCGGAGCCTTGAATCATAAGTCCTCCTGCATCTTGGTTTGTTTCTTTTCTAACAGAGGCACAGCGTGTTTAAACTGGTCTAAAGTAAACTGCTCAATAGACTCAGCTTTGTATGCTTTTAAGAACTTCTTCTCATCTGTGTTAGTTATTTCTAACATCGCCTTGAGAGACGTAGCCTGACCAGTGTTGATTAAAGTCTTAGCAGCTTGGGTGACAGCATTTCCGTCGTCATCCTCAGACGGAATTCCTAGTATGCTTTGCAAACTAAATCGACGGCAGTACGACACAAGGCCGCCGTATGTGTGAGGATCATTCTTAGGAGCTGGGATAGAGAAGCTAGACTCCATGAACTGCCCAGAGGAATGCATGACTCTGGTTGTCACGCCTACAGTGCCTTCAAAAGCAAAGGGAAACTGGACGTAGGATAAGCCGTTTTCAGCTAAAGGTTCTTTAACAGCAGCAATGACACTGCCTAAATCGGCGTACTTAGACTTAAAGAAAGGATTGTCAGCACCTTTAACAGCGCCGCCCATTTGACCCTGTGCTTTTGATAGCGCAGTAGCCAGCTCGTTGATATTTTCTGATGTTTGCATAGTAATCTCCTTAAGATAATGCCCAGACAGTCTACTGCTGCTGTAGACATTGGTCAACAACTTTTATTTACAGCAGGCAAAAAAAAGCCCCTTGTGGAGAGGGGCTTGCAATTTCGTACAAAGGAGAATAACATCAAATGGTCGGTGGGTTGACAGCCCTAAATTCCGACTAGAGAAGGAAAGTTAGAAACCCGACAAGCCAAGTATACACAATATCTTGTGCCTGTCACAATCCCTTTCCCCTATATCTAGTCCCCGACCGTGTGGCAAAGCCTGACGTACTCTGGCTCATGCAAGCTGTCGCCTTTAATGCAGCCCCAGAAATGGGAGGTCAAACCAACACAAACGTCCTGCTCTGTCTTCGCCCTTGACAACAGGCAACCGCAAACTCGCAAGAGATGCCACGAACCGTTGGTGAGATACTTATACAACAGTGGCCTGCTGATCCACGCTGTGAAGCGTCAGGCAGGGGGGAAGCGACTCACTCAGGTGGGCGTTGAATTGAGTACCAAGCCTTCGGGCTTTTGCTTCGGCAGACGTAAGCGTCAGGGTGTATAAGGCTCTGGGGGATTTGCGGGGGAAAAAGGGCGATTGCGCCTAAAATTCGTGTCAGCATAAAAACAGGAGAAAAAACAATGTCTTATCAAATACCAGAGAATTTGTTTGATGGGGTAAAAGTAAAGGCACACAAGGGAAAGCATATTGAATTTAGCTTTGGCTTCCGTCAGGTTCAGTGGTGGCCTAATGGAAGCAAGAAGACTGTGTACGATGAGTACAACCTAAAATCTCACTCAAAATGCACGCTAGAGGATGTGCTATATATCCTAAAAACAGGAGAGAAGAATGACCGATCTGAGTGAGAAGCCCTGCCGCTGTGGTGACACAATGGGTGAGGTTATAGGCTTTCAGGAGCGAGTAACAGACGGTCAAATGGTGAAATACCGTGTGTGCTGGTACTGCCCAGAATGTCATGCAGTGGAAAAAGCGATTGGCAGGGAGACATTTGTGGAAATAATTCATGATTAAGTAAACTAAGACTGTTGACGATGGTATGTGGTTCAGGCAATATCATCACAACAACAGGAGAATGACATGAAAGAACTAATCCTTATAGCTGCTTTAATCATTACCATTGCTGGCATGAGCTTCGCTGGCAAGTTTGACCGTGAAGAGGCAGAACGCGCCTCTGCTGAATACACCGAGATGGTGTGCCTATTCAAAGAAACCAGTGGTGAGTTCGGCTGGCCTGACTTCAAAAACCTTAAAATTACTTGTGGAGAGTAATATGGACTTTGTAAAAGACACGATTGACGCAAACCTTGATAACTTGGTTGACCCCAAGAACCGCTGTGTAGAAGCAACTGACGCAGCCTCTAACGAACTAATCATTGCTTGGACTGAGGAAAACCCTCACGACCTGCAAGAGTTTATGTTTAACGATAGCCCTGGCACTACTTGGGAACAGTTCCATGTTGATATGGCTAAAGCATTTGCTGGCAAGATGAGCCACGATGACTTCTTTATCAAGTATGAGTATTTCTACGACATCGCCAAGCGCGACATCATGGAGGACTTAGATTCTAAAATCTGGAACAGGTACACAGACCTACATGATGTTCCAGTGTTAGATATGCACGACTACAATGGTGTCCGTAGGGAGGACTTCTAATGTTTAGTTTAGCTCGTAACGGTGAAAGGTTTGGCTACTGCGCCAAGGACAAGGCAGGCATAGAGAAATTCCGTGGCTGGTACATAGACGATCATGTGGTGGCAGAAGCGGCGCAAATCCAGCTTAGACTGTGGAATGAGTCTAAGACTTCTTTACTCCAGTCAGACGCAGAGCAGGTGGCTCGTGACACGCTTGAAGAGCAAATCACCATTGTGGAGGTCTAATGGCTAAGGTACGAAACATCAAACGCTGCGAAGGCTGTCCCAAGTGGATACGCTCCACTAAAGAAATTGTCTTTTGTGAAGAATGCACACGGCTCAATGCAATGATAAATTCTTTGTGGAAGACTCCAGAGATGCCTGAACTGGCAGAGATTGGCAGGTTAATTGATTCATTTCCCACCACTATTACGGAATAAATTCACAGCGTTATATAAGCCGCCATAAAGTGTCGCAAAGCGTCATATAAGGCGCATTAAAGTGTTTTATGTTTCATATAATGTACAAAGCGTCACATAAAGCGCATAACGGACAAGGCAAAGAATAATGCTAAGACCACATCAAGAAATAGCGGTAGAGGCTTTAAGGCAGTCTCTACGCAAAGGTAAGATGCGACCACTGCTGGCAGCGCCTTGTTCAATGGGTAAGACCATGATAGCAGCCCACATCATGATGAACGCAGCAGAGAAGGGTATTCGGTCTGTATTCTTCTGTGACAGGGTTAAGTTAGTCTCGCAGACCACTGACACGTTCGATAGTCTAGGAGCTTCATACAGCGTCTTACAGGGTGATGACCCAAGGTACGATCCTAGCAAACTAATCCAAATAGCTTCTATCCAGACGGCTGTTCGTAGGAATCACCTGCCCTTTGGACTAGCTATCGTTGATGAGTGCCACACCATGTACAAAGGCTTGGTTGATGGGTTCATGAAACGGTATGACAATGTACCCTTTATCGGACTTAGCGCCACGCCATTCAGCAAATCGCTCGGTTTGCACTGGGATGATCTAATAGTCACCACAACCACCAGACAGCTACTGGATCAAGGCTGGCTCTGTCCTACTGATTATTACGTTGGGAAATCCATAGATCGTAAAGGCATGAAGACGAAAGCTCTATCTACTGGTGGCTCAGACTATGACCCAGAGGCTTTAGGTAAGGCCATGATGGATGATGACACGTTCAATGGGGATATTGTGGAGAACTACCGCAAGCACTCCAATGACCTGCAAAGAAAGGCGATAGCCTTTAGCCCCTCCGTGGCACACTCTAAGTCAATGGTAGAAAGGTTCAACGCTGCGGGTATCCCTGCATTGCACATAGATGGCTACATGGGTGATGAGGAGAGGAAGTATATCTACGACGACCACAGGTCGGGACGGTGCAAGGTATTGTGTTGCAGTCGCCTCCTCGGGGTTGGATACGATGATCCTTCGGTGGGTATACTCATAGACGCATTTTGCACTAAATCTCCAATCGCTTTTGTCCAACGCGCAGGCAGAATCTGGCGGATTGCAGAGGGAAAGGAGAAGGCAACCTACTTAGACCACGCAGGAAACCTAAAGACTTTCGGCTTTCCAGAAGACATTGTGCCTTCTAAGTTAGACGACGGTACTCAGAAATTTAATGAGCGTCAGCAACTCAAAAAAGACGAACGTGAAAAGATAACTAGAGACTGTCCTGTCTGTTCCGCAGCGTTCCAAGGCAGGGCTTGTGCCTGTGGATATACTATCCCATCAAGAGACCCTGTGTTCAAGGATGACGGCTCAATGCTTAAGAAGGTTAGTAAAGACTTCAAGGTAGAAGACAAGTCAGCATGGATGGGGCAATTGGTTCAGTACGGTAAAGATCATAATTACGCAGAAGGCTGGGCTAGTCACAAGTATAAAGAGAAGTTTGGTGTATGGCCCAAGGGAG